CCCTGACCAACATATTCTTTATAAGTTTTATTCTTATTAACTTTCTTAGTATGCCTACCTCTTCTTTTCTTGTGAGGCTTTCTTATATGTTTGTTCTCAAGATTTTTTTTTGCCATTCTTTTTCTTTAGTTTTATTTTAACATTGCTTCCTTGCTGAGCAAGTAAGGTAGGTTTCTTTTTAGAATAAGATTGTCCAAACATTGTAGAGATTTGATCAGACATTATTCTTTAATCTCTCTAATTCTTTTAACACCATGTTTATCAGTTTCAATAATAGCTTTTATTTCTTTGCACTGCCATTTAGTAACATCGTTAGTTCCATCACGTTCAACCTTACGTTTCTGTTCTAAGCAATCAGCAACATTAGCTTTAGGTGAATAGCCTTCTAGTTTACCATTCATATACATAAGCAAAGCAAATACTACTTCAAACATTATTTACCTCTTAATGAATCTAATTCTTTTTCTAGCTTATCTATTTTCTTTTCTAATTGATTAATGATTACTTTAGTATGTACGTTTTCTTCTAATTGTTTTGAGTGTTTATCTATTGCTTTAGCTTGATACTCAATTAACATATACATCTCTTGGTTCTTAGGAGTTTGTTCAGCCTTCTTTAAAAGATCTTGCGACATTAACTTTTCATTAGTTTCAATTCTATTAAGTCTTTCAACTATTCCAAAGTAAGTCCACACCGCTACAACAACAGCAGATACAATGGCTACAATATTTTTAATTGGTAGTGATACATTTGTTTGATCACTTAATTTAAACTCGCTACTCATTACTCTTGTTTATTTGTTGTAGATCTATTAGCTAAAGATTTGGCAATGCTTTCACCAGATCTTCCAACAACATATCCACCTAATCCTATTTGTAATAATGTCCAGACATCGCCAGGAAGATCAATAGTAATAGCTGCTCCAAAGAAGAACTTAACTATTGGACCAAGTATATAGTTCCATATTAAAATAAATATAAGAACATACATTAATAGTGGTCGCCATGATGCAGTGAACCATCCTGCTTTTGCTTCAGCCTCTACGATAGACGCTGCTGCTTTTAATTCTTGTGTGCTTGATTGTAGTAATTGTGTTTGTAAATCTGCTTTTAACTTTGCTTGTAAATCTTTATCAGGTACTGATTTTTCTATTGTATTGAATAGTATCTTAGCAAGAGGTGCAACTGCTCCTAACATTTGTAACATTTAAAACTGACACTTTCTAACTAAGTTAGACAACTCTTCGCATCTGCTTGGTGTTTGTCTATACCATGCTGAGTTCATCATCTCTGCAGCAGCTCGTGTATAATCAAATTCGTTTAAGGCTGCAAACATATTCTTGAACTTAGAAACACCAGTCTTTCCTAGTTGAAATACCATCTCAATAATAACTCCTTTAACAAGCATAGGTAATGGTGATGTACCTACTAATTCTTCCATACCTTGCTTAGCTTTATTAAAATCTTTATCAAATAATTCTTCTAATATATCTTTGTCGTAGATAATACCTTCTTCAAAATCATCATCTTCAGTAAGTAGATGACCATAGCCAATGGTAGCTTTACCTAATGAGTCAAGGTAAACCTTAGCTATAAAACCTTCGTGCTTTTTAATTCTGTTTTTAACGTCTTCGTAATTCATTTGATTAATATCTTACCATCTTCATATACATAAACAATCTTAACATTTAAACCTTTTTGTATTTTAGATGGTGATCTATTTATACGATCATTCTTTTTGTGTGCGTATTTAGTAGCTGACTTTCTGTATGATACAGTCTTAACGTCATAGTTGTGATACTCTTTTGTCTTAGTGTTATAAGTTATAATATCTATTGGACCAACACCACCTAGTGCTGTGAATACAATTAAGTTTGGATCTTTAGCAAAGTGTGCTTGAGCTAATGCTTCAGATACTAATCCTTTGTCTGCCTTTAACAATGTAAAACCCTGTGTTGTTTATTTAACGAACTTTAGAATAGCAAGAACAGAACCTATCAATGCACCTATGATTACAAGAAAAGCTATAACGCCTTTTCCTTTATTCATATCTGAGTGTAATTGTTTAACATCACTGCGTAACTCATCTATTGTTTTAATAAGTGTACTCATTCTTTCTGCACATAATTTCTCGTGAGCAGATAAACGAACTGAGGTAGCAGATGTAGCTGTTTTCTTTCTCTTCATACACAAGGTATAGTGGTTGTGGATAAAAAGTCAATTATAGATTGTGTTTGAAATAAGGGTGGTTATTCACCACCCCTATTGTATAGACTATTCTTCTTCGTCTTCTTCTTCGTCTATATCAAGATCCTCATCTTCTGATTCATCATCATAAGAATCTTCTGGATTTATCTTTAGCTCAAGATCATCAAGGAGATCTTTAATCTCATAGATAATATCTTCAGCTGATTTCTTTTTCTTTGCCATGCTAACTCCTATTAGTTGGTTTGGCATGTGCGAGATAAAGTTAATTGAATAATAAGTAAATAAAATTATTTTTTATAACTTATTGTTTTATAACTATTATTTATTTATTTTTTATATAATTTTTCTACTGTATCTGCGTAGTTCTTCCAGAATGATTTTGCATCTTCAAAAGCATCTGCATAGAATTTGCTCCAGTAACTCTTTATGTCATTATAGTTTAACATAATATTCTCCATTGGTTAATGAAGTGTATATAGGTTAAATTATTATATTTTCAATATGGTTTTGATAGATTCAATAGCTTTACTGATTTCATCTTTATAAGCATAACCAATGAAACCTCCAGCTAGTAAACCAATAATAAGTGTAATCATATTATTTCTTGTTTAGTTGTGTCATAAACATACCATGATACTCGGTAGAACCCAAGTGTGTAATTGGTGTAGATAAATCAGTCCAGATCTCAAAGCCACATTCTTCAGCTAATCTACAGAAGTAATAATCTTCAGATAAGAATCTATTAACACCATCTTTTTCTTTATATATTCCAACAGGAAAGAAATCATAAGCATTATCTGATCCTTCTATTCCTGTTCTTAAATCTGGTTTATATTTAAGATTAGGAAATTTCTTCATGATTGTAGTAAACACTTCACGTTTAATCATCATAAAACCTGTGGCACTTTCTTTCACACGAGCGAATCCTTCTCTAAATTCTGTGTTAGGATATAGATTAACATTAAACTGTAACAAATAATCACGCATTAATTTTTCATCTATATCTGTATTCTTCTTGATACGATCTAGTAATTGCTGCCAATAGAAACCTTTGACAGGATAAGTGCAGGTTACAACTTCTTTATTAAAATCTATTATTCTTTTTAGATTATCAATAGTGAAACCTATGTCAGCATCAATGAATAATAAGTGTGTTCCATTAAATTCTTTATTATCTAAGAACTTAGTTACAAATTTATTTCTAGCACGATTGATTAATGATTCAGTTGGAAGTGTTTCAACTCTGATATTATGTCCAGAATCATTTAACCAACGTAATGTATTTAGTATGGAATGGAATGTTAGATTAGAAACATTTCCACCATAACAGGGGATTGCTATTAAGATGTTCATTGTTGTATGAACAGTATTTATATCTTATTCTTTAGGATTGTTAAATCTATTATTTTGGATATTTAGCTTTAACTGCTAAACAATCGTTAATGTATTTTTGTATTTGAGCATTATCACCTTTAACAACACCATCTAGGTATTCTTTAAAGTCAGGATATTCTTTTGCTCTATTTGCTTTAACTAGGTTTAGTCTTTCAATTTCATTGGCTTGTTCTTCAAAGGCATCTAGTTGTGCCATTGTAGGTTTAGGTATATCAAGATTCCATTCAGCTATGAATACTCCTTTACCATCTAAATTGTCTTGTAATAGTACATCTTTAGAAAAATTTACTTCCTTGTTTGTGTATAGTTTTATTTTAATATCTATATTTTTCATAATTTATGCTATTTTCCAACCTGTCCAAATGGCTTCTCCACCAATAGCACCATTATTGAATTCTCTACTAGAACCTAATGAAGTCCATTTTGCAAATATTTCTATATAATCAGTAGCAGCCAAGGTAACTTTATATGCTGTAGCCATATAACATTCACCATCAGCAGAACCTATAATTGATTTATAAACATCTGTGTTTGATGATGCACTACCATTTTTATAATATGCTAAAAATGCTATATCTTGATCGCTATTTAATCTGAAAGAACAAAAACAATTAAAAAGATAAGTACCAGCTTCACTTGCTGTAAATCTATAATTAGTAGTTGGATCAAATTCATTAAAATTATCTATTAATTGTTGATTCCAAGTTGTTTTGTAAAAAACATTTTGTGTTGTCAAGGTTGTTGTTGAAGTAGTTGCCGCCATAAATCTTAATTGTGCATTATCAGTTGAAATATTATTTGGTGTTACAAGTCCAAAAGTATTATTACCTTTTAGTAAGGTTGTAGCATCTTTAGTTCCAGTAGCAGTTAGTTTAGCTAAAGATACAGTATTATCAGAAGGTGTACCTAAATTTAATACATCTCCTAATACTAAA